TTAGCTGTGCCAGAAGTTGTGGAATACTTGAGAACAGCACAGTCACTTTGAAGATACCTTGTTTCTTCAGGTTCATCTACCAGAGAAACAGTGAAAACAGTGGATCCAACACCAACTACAGTGAATGTTCCGTTATACTTACTATCAAAGTAATTGATTTCATTATAAGAAGAAACTGTGTTATCAGATGTGCTCAGATATCCAGTCTTCTCAAGGTTGTAGTACAACTTAGTTGGCCATGCAGAACTGAATCCAACGGTAGTAACACCAGTTGTGCCTGGTACACCAGTTTCTTGGATATTAAAGACATCGCTGCTAGCTACAGAAACTACAGGATTGTTAAATTCTTTATCGTAGAAGAACTTGAGTTTGAAACCAGTTAGAGAACTGTCACTAGTATCAAATACAAGACTCTTATTTCTAGTTACAGGAATCTGTGGATTGATCTGTCCAATTGTGTGAGTTGCTCCAATCCCAGTGATATCAACGAGTCTGGGAGGATTGTTGATCAGATCAACATAACTTTGCGCAAGGCTGAAATTGTTATCATCAACTTTGAAGACAAAGTATGCACCAGCAACAAGACCAGTTGCAACTTCTACAGCTTCATAAACAACCTTGTCACCAGTTTCAAGTCCATGATTAACAAGCGTAATTCTGTTAGTAGAGGTATTAATTCCAGTCGAATTGAATCCAATGTTGTTAACAATAACACTTTCAGTAAGAGTGTTATATGAGAGGTTGATATCAGTGGAATTGCCAATACCAAAGTTACCCTCAGGTTTAACAGTGAAAGTTACCTTATCTCCATTGTCAAGACCATGAGTTGCAGCTGTTGATACAGTTGTTTCAACTTTGCGTACACTACCAGTAACATTTGCAAATTCAGAAACAAAAGTATATTGATCTGTGTCTGCTGCGTTTTCGAGGAAGTAAAGTTGATCTCCACCACGAGTGGTTTTGAGTCCAATGAGGTCTTTACCAATATTGACTACAAATACCGTCGTAGCACCACCTACAGTCGCTGGGAGGAACTGTGTATCACCATATCCAGATCTGACCATCAATGGTGGGTCAGCGCTGGTAGGAGCGGTCAGCAGGACACTCTGATTATTCTTGAATGGGTGATCTGGAATATAGATTGCTTGAGCAGGTACATCTCTTTGTGTAGTGATACCACCCTGAGTGTATGTCAGAGTAGAACTAATACCTGCCGTAGCGGCAAGGCTGACTTGCTCAGATGGATTGAAGAAGATTGTATCTTGCTTAGAAGATTCAAAATCATCTGTAGTCAGGGAAATTGTAAATTGATTTGGTAGGAATGTTACTGCAACACCTGTGGTGCTGATCCCAGTGCCATCTCTTTCTACCCTCAAAAGGTTCTGAGTAGAGATCTTATTCAGAACTTTAAATGTTTCATTGCCGATAAAGATACTAGATCCAGCGCTAACAAAAGTGGGGATTGGTGAGACTTCAATATCAAGTACATCACCAGCGCTTCCAGCGTTAATTTGCTCAAGAAGAGCACCTGTAGCACTAACAACACCTACCTTTTGCTTACCAGCCAAACCATCAACAAATGTGCTAAGACCAGAAATAATTACAGTGTCACCATTTCTGAAATCATGATATGTACCAATAGTACCAACAACAGTTTGATTGTTAATCTTTTCAAATACGAAATCGCTGTAATCTCTAAATTTAGTATTGACTTCTACTATTTCTTTACCAAAGATTTCAGATACAACTACGTCTAAACCTTCTCCACCACGAGATAAATCAAAGTTCAGTTTCTCTCCAACAATATATCTGTCGCCAGGAGAAACTACATTGACAGAATCAATTTTACCCTCACCAAGATTGTCTACAATAGCAGTTTGAGTTCCCAACTCATAGGGTTCAATGATGTAATCGTTATCTGCTAATGTTTCACCAAGAAGATATGGATAAGTATTTCTATTGTATTCACCAGTGCTGAAATCAAAGTTTGACTGGGTAATACGATTTCTTCCATATAGGTTTTCGATGACAGCTGCAGTTCTATATGTGTCACCGATAAAGTATGGATACTGAGGTTGCAAATCACCAGTTGCAACATCTACCTCAGAAGTTGCAAAGTATGCATAGACACCATTGGGATAGTCAGGTGTCTTGCAGAATCTACCATTGTGCTCGTCAAGGTCTCCAGATGCATTATATTGGAAATCTTCAATGAAGAATCCACCTCCAAATCCAGTAGGACGATTTTTTACAAGATCGGCAGAGAGAGTATATCCAGACGAAAGTTTGATAATGCCAGATGATGTATCTTCTGGATCGCCGAATCCATATGATCCATAGATTGGATTTCCATCATAAGCCCATCCGATCAGAGGAGAGTGTAAATTAGTATTAGTATCAGCAAATGAATCTCTAAGAGTATCGTTGTATCCAAGAACAGAATACTGAAGACCTTCATTGATTTCATTACCAAAAAGGAATTCACCACCCTCAGACTCGAATCTCTTTGTCTTATTAACAGTCAGTTGTCTAACTGAAGTATTTGCAACTAATCCTTCTCCTATATTTGTTACAAGAATAGAATCCTTTGTTGGATCATATCCAATGCCACTATTTTGAATAATGACATCGATGATACGACCGTTTTCTATAATTGCTCTTAATTTAGCTCCAGTTCCAGTAGAACTAGAAACTGTCAGATCAGGTGCAGAGGTATAGTTAGCACCACCAGACAAAATAGAAACATTGGTGATTCTTCCATTGTTGATAATCGGAGCAACTTGTGCTCCAGTTCCTCTCGATACGGTAACAAGAGGTCTCTTATGGAAATCAATGATCTTCGATCCATAATCAGTTCCCTCTTCATAAAGGAACAGTTGCTCAATAGATCCACGAATAGAAGGAGTTACAGTTACAACGCCAACTGTGTTTGCAAATGCAACGTTAACAGAAACTGTGATAGGGGGATACTTAAACTCTTGATATCCAGCACCAGTAGAACTGAATGGAACGACAATATGTCTATCATAGTTTGTTTTGATTGTTCCAGCAACACCAGCATCAGCCAGTTGGAAAGTATCCTTAGTTGCGTTTACAATATAATACTGATTTGCATCAGTCAAACCACCAATGGAAGATCCACCTGTAGCAGCATATGCAACTAATTCACCAGATTTGAAACCATGATCTTCACGAGTGACAGTATACTTAGAAGTTGAAATGCCTGTAGGAAGGACTCTCAGTTTTCTGGAGCTGAATCCTTCGCCACCATTAATAATCTGAACACCTGTAAGTGTTTTCTTAAGATCAAAAGTTCTGAACTTATGAATACCACTCAATCCCGCTGTAGTAAAACCAATAGTATTGATGCCAGTATTAAGATCATTAACACTTTGATAGAGATATACGGATTTGTTATTAATCTTTTGAATGAAGTAAGATCCACCACTGTTCAGTGTCAGACCTGTAATTTCATTGCCACCATTAAATGTACCGATTCCAAGAGCAGCGTTACCGTTACGATCGTAAACTACTTGCTGTCCTGTGATGAAGTTGTGATTATCGAGGAAAGTGATTGCCTCACCAGTTGTACTGATGCCACCACCAAATAGAGAGTCAGATGCATTAAATAGAACTTCTCTATATCTGTCTTCAATGATAGGTTCTAACTGTGAGTTCTTACCATTAAGACCACTAATACTAATAGAGAATACATCAGTAATATCAAATTCTTGAGCATCAACACTTACATCTACAATACTTCCAGTGACAACAGCATCGACAAGAGCCGTTGTACCAGTAGATACAGATGGTTGTCCAAGAGAAATGATTGGAGGATTGACTACATCAAAATTTGAACCACCATTCAGTACATTGATATCACTAACAGGTCCATAATAAATGAATTCTTCAGATCTTGGGTTGACAATCTCTACACCATTGATCAACATTCCAGTTGGTCCTGGTGCAGTGACAGTCTTGTCACCTGATTGCAAATCTTGAACTAATGGGAACTTTTTCAGCAATCCTTGAGGTTGAACCTCTTTCCCAAATTGAGATGCAAGAGTAAAAGTATGAGAACCGAGTCCAGGCTGCAAAGTCTTAAACTTGACTGGAGATTGTGCATCGATAAAGGATCTAGCAACATACAGTTTGACTTTCTTTGGATCAGACTGTACTTCTACAAAGAAACGCCCTTCTTCAACACCTTCTTCACCTTCAACCATTCCAATGGTTGTTACTGCCGTTCCAACTCTATAAATGACTTCATCACCAGTTACAAATGGAACAGGATTGTCAAAAGCCAGAACACTGTAAAATAAGTTACCATCAGGATCTTGAATACCACCACTACTTGCGGAAGCATCATTTAGAGTGGTTTTTGTAATATCAGTATCAATGGAGTAGTCTGGTAGTGAGTTACTCGCAACATATCCAAATTTATTGTCTACAGAAAGATATGTGTTCTGTACATTTGCAAAAATAATATCTTCGCCATCTTTAATGATGTTATTTGCAGAAGTTGCCTTTTTAACAACTCTACGAAGGTCATATTTTGTTCCTGGAACCAAACTAGAGATAATTGTTCCAGAAAGAGTACAACTTGATGTTGATACGACCGAATTATCAATTGTAACCTGTGCAGTTCCTAAAGAATCGTTAGTCTCACGAGGAACAATCTGTACAGTGTCACCTGTCTTCAATTGAGTTCTATCTACTGACAATGCAAGCTCAAATGTTGCTCCATTGAAGCTAGATACTTGAATTCTGTTGGTTGGGTTGTACTCCCAAGAATTAAAGAATGTTTGTGAATATGTTTTTACTTCTGGATTGAGAATTTTGCTACCAATGTGCTTGACATTGATTTCTTCATCAATCTCAGCTTTGTCTAAGTCTTGAGGAACGACAAATTCGGACAAAACACCTGTCAGACGGAATTTGACGGGTTTTTGTAGGTCTCCGTTTTCGTATCCATAAACAACCAAATTTTCACGGATAGATTCCGCTTCATCAATGCTCTCATCGATGCCTGTGACGCCCAAGAACTGGTTTACAGTCTTATCAGTGTAACTGATAGTGCTAACACCAACAATCGCCTCTCCAGCGGCAGGGAACCCCAATGTAGAGTCTACTGTAAGNACACCAGCAGTGGTTGAGTAAGTTCCTACAACCTTTGTAAAACCTGGTTGGCGATATGATCCAGAGAATCCAGTTGGGGGATCATCATATCCATAAAACAGAGAAATTTTGTAGTATTTCTTGTTTTGAATTGTGAATGACTCAACTTCAGAGATAGGAGCACTCGCAGCTCCAACTCCAGTTGCTTCATTTGCATCCTGAAGTAAAGTTTGACCAACTAATAAGTCAGGATCGCCAGAAATAAGGTCTGCGACCAAAACCAGTCTATTTTGGTAATTTGCACTAGATGGTTTTGGAAGAAATTGCTCAAGATCAACAACTTTTGCACTTACATCATATAATGCTCTAAAGAGAATGCGGAAAGAGTCAGTTGTACCCTTTGCCTCATAAAATCCTCTCAGGGACTTGATAAAATTGTTAACATCGAGTTCGCTAGTAAAGTCCTCGTCCTCCAAACCAGGAGCAAACGATACTTTCAGCTTTCTAAAAAATTCTTTGAGGAATAAGGAACTCAAATTCTGAGCAACTACTCCAGGTTCATGAGAAATAGCAGAACTAGTCTTGAATACCAATGAATCGGCATCAACTTCAGATCTGTAAGACGTAATACCACTAAAACCGCGAATACAACCAGTAAACGTGTTAGTTGTCAGTCCAGTATAGGAGATAATCTCCGTACCGATGCCTACAAGACCATATTCACTAGGATATCCTTTAGTATTCTCAACATGAATGGTCGTATCATCCTCTGCAACAGCAGAAGTCACCTGAACACGTCCATTGAGTGCTTCAGGTGTCAGATTATCAAGTTTGATATATTGATCGATGTTTTCAGCAACATCGACAGGACCACCTTGGTACTGCTGTGATTGGTAATATTGTTTTAGGAAGTCAACAAACAGTGGAGACTCAGTAACAACATACGAAGGCAGCTGTCCTTCTACAAGTTGGCTAATTTTGACTCTCTTGTCAATGCTGGTCTCAATCATCTTACCTCGTTAACTTGCCGTCAACATAATTTGGTGTTACCTGGAATCCGACCCCGGAAATCTGGTCGCCAGAGGAAATTGTATCCTTCACCATATTTATTGAAGAATTACCAACATCAAAACTGAGGTAAATGTCCTTCAGGCCAATGATGTCGTTGGATAATGGTACTGCTTGAACCTCAATAATTCCATCAGGTTTCTCTGTCTCCGTGATGGTTACCGAGTTGATAAGAACTTCTCCTTTAGTGTAGTCAATTGTACCAGCATCCTTCTTGATAACCAATACTTCATCATTTACTTGACGTACAATCGAAATGACACCTGTTGCCATATCATCATTTGGAACATCAGTGAAGTAAACTGTTTCAGCCTCACCAAGAATCTTAAATCCTGTACTCTTGATGTTTCTTCCACTTGGAGGTCCACTAATAATGACTCTGAATCCGTTACCGTAGCACAATTCATACTGAGCCGTGCGATTGAGTTGTGCTCTCAGATCTCTTCTGATAACAACTCTTGTGATGTTGGAGGTGATAGCATCAGAAACACCATCAATGACTCCTAATAACTTACTATACTTAAATCTACCACCAAATTGGTTAAGATCCAAAGATCCTGCATATTCAGTGATTGCATCGCTGACATTTTTCTCTAAAGTTTCAGCAGATGTAACTTTACTTGAGTTATAGTATACAAAAGTGGTAACTTCGACAAACAGAACCTTGAGGTCTACGATCTTTTGGTTGATTCCAGCCAAAGAATACTGTTTTAGTTTTGAGAGGATTGTCTGCTTGTTAAATTCGGATACAAACGAACCATTTTTGGGTTTGATACTGATAATTACGTTACCAAACTCAGGAGGATCAAGTTCTTCTCCACCAACAACAGAAACTGACTCTGTGTCTGGATAAATCGTCGAAATGATAGCTTCGTAGTCCCTCGCTGTAACCGCTCTATATTGACTTGAGTACAGTCTAGGAGCGTAATACTTAACAGACTCCAAAGACTCTACTTCAGCGCCTCCCTGGGCGTTTCTAGCGCTTACTACGCTAACTGTAGAGGTAGGAATGACAGGAGTATCTGTTGCAGAACGCAGATTTGCAGATAAGTCAAATTCAGAAGGTCCATTTCCGTCAGGACCATCTGTTACAATGTAAGAACATGTAATAATTGTGTCATTTTCAAGTTTTTTACCGAAAATTCCGTCACCAAACAGAACTTCGTACTTTTCATCCTGAACTTCTTGTAAAAGATAGATTTCAGAGGTAGAATCAATGTTAAGAATGTTGCTGACAGCTGTATATTCTCTACCAATACCAGAATCAGAAGGTCCTTTGATCCTTACCTTCAGAGTAGCGGTATCAATATGTGGATTATTGAGAATAAATCTCTGATCAAGAGATCCATCAACGACAAATTGCTTTGTTAAGTAAGTTCCTTGGAAAACTTCGATGTCTGTGAACTTAGCAATCCTTGCTCCGTTAGTATCACCTGCAGAATTGACTAGTGGAGCGGTAGTAGTAACGTCTGAAGGGATTGAAAACATGTAAGATGTGTTGTCATATGCTCCAACACACAACAAACCTGCTTTCAGAGTCAAAGATCCACTCTCTCCAGTGAACGGAACATCAAAACTTACCGTAGTTTTAGCTGCTCTACGAGATCTTGGCAAATATCCGATGTTTCTTGCCAAAGAAACGACATTTTCACGCAAAGTTGCCGAATCCAAGAAGGATTCATTGGCCACCATGTTCGTATTGAACGCGGAAATATAGGTATTATAGGCAAGAGTGTCAATTAAGACCGAAAAGTTCGATCCTTCAAAGTCAAAATCCGTGAAATTTGAGTTCGCACGGAGATAATCCTTGATGGATGTTTTAATCTGGTCAAAATCTAGGTTGGCGAACTTAGTGAGTGGCATTTTTTATCGAGTCGCTTCTAAAATGAAGGTAAATTCTTGTGCTGTTACTGCTTGACCGACAATATCAAATTGAATAGTCACTTCAAATTCATTTTGATCGGGTCTAGGCTCGACAAATACCTTAACATTATCGACTCTAGGCTCAAATCCGTAGACGGTTTCGTATATTTGTGTCTCAATAGTGGTTGCTGTACCAAAATCAACAAAGTCAAACAGCAATCCTCTGACATCTGAACCCAAATCGGGGTTAAAGAACCTCTCAGTTGGGATTGTTTCAACTAAATTTCTCACAGCACGACGAATCGCGTTCTCATTTTTGAGAACTTGAAGATCTTTTGTGACAGGATGAGGCTTCATAGACAAACTAATGTCTTTGAACGCCTTACTTACCCTTTTCGTCGCCATAAAGAAGACAAGAATCTGACCTATTTATAGGGGTTTGCCGTAAGTAGGTTCAGTTCCGTACTCCCAGTCATCATAATCTTCATCATTTCTGATCTCTTCGTGCAGTTTTGTCTGCCTTTTCATGTCATTGATGTGGTCTCCAACGACTTCTCTCAACATTTTTTCATGTTGACGAGCTCCTAGGTTATCCAAGAAGTCATTTTCGGGTAGATTTAGCATAGCAGTTGCTCTACAGAGTTCTTTTAGAACTTTTAGAGGGGTTGCTATCCCTAATTTTTATTTAGTTTCTCTTCTTTAGTCTTTTTGAAGTAGAGTTTATAGTACCTTCCCTTAATTTCCTCAAGAGTTTCCATGTCTTCTTTGAACCCCAAATACTTTAGCATTTGATAAGCACTTTCNAACTCACTGATTACTCGAAGAACATTGGTGGAATGTGCTTCCATACCACCAAAGACATACTTCCTAGAGTCATCTTCAATAAACTGAATGTGCTCTTCTGGAAAATTCACAATTAGTTGTCGTTTGTCTTCAGTCATTTTACCCAGAAACCACGCCTCAGGTAGTCTTGTTCTTTAATATATCGGTATCCTTCCATAGTTTTTATCTCATCATCTTCCCAATCTGGTATACAAACATCATTATCATATGCAAAATCAGGATTCCTGCGAAAATGTACCTCAATTAGGTTACCACCAATAAACTCACAGTTAATCCAACCATATCTATAGAGTCCAATGGTAGTCAGTATCTTAGG